AGAGCGGTGATACGAAAATCGGCCGAATTCCCGACCCGAGAACCTGATGGACACCATCGTTCGCGAAAAGGACTTCAACGAGTTTGTTCTCCGCTTGCAGTACGTGAACGCCAGCCCCAACGACCCGGAATCGGAATACGAGCCAGCGATCGTCATTGCCAGGCCCAAGCGCACATCGGTCCGATCCGCCTGGATCATCATGCTTGGTAGCGCCTGGAAGTACGTTGACGACAACGATTCGCACAGCCCCTACATGGTGATGGCGACTGAGAAGATCGCGAACATGCTGCACCTGAGCCAGCACGTCGACAGCCGATACAAGATCGCGGAGGCGATTCTGGAAACGCTGGAGGAACTGATCAATATGCCGCCCTGGGCCATCGTGGCTGACGCTTACACCGGGTCGATCCAAGGCAATCACGGCGAGGTGGTCATACACTGATGGCAGAGACACTTTCATTCGAGAACATGCGGGTTAATCGAGATCGTGTCGTTGACCTGGACTTTGAGCTCGGCGCGGCAGACGCGGAGGAAGGCCCAGGCCACCACGAACTAGACAGCCCGGAGTCGAAGAAGAAGCTATCCAAGCTGAAAGAGTATTGGAGCGAGACACGCCAGGCGCATTCGGAAAACCGGATGGAGCAGGCGATCGATGCCGGCTTCTACGATGGCGAACAATGGCGCGAGCAAGACGCGAAGGAAGTCAGAGATCGCGGCCAGCATCCCCTGGTGTACAACAAGACTGCGCAGCACGTTAACTGGTTGCTGGGCACCGAGCGCCGAACCCGCGTGGATTTCAAGGTGTTCCCTCGAGGTAGCGAGGACACCGAGCTGGCCATCACCAAGCAGAAGTTGCTCAAATACGTCAGTGACGTAAACCGCTCACAGTACGCGCGCTCCCGCGCATGGGCCGATTGCATCAAGGCCGGTGTCGGGTGGCTGGAATGCGGCATTCGATCAGACCCTACCGAAGAACCGCTATTCGATCGGTACGAACACTGGCGCAATATGTGGTGGGATCACCTGGCGGTTGAGTCGGATCTGACCGACGCGCGCTACATCATTCGATCCAAGTACCTTGATACCGATATCGTCACGTCGATGTTCCCGGATCGCGCCAGCGCGATACAGCGCGCCAAGCGCAATGATCTGTTCGACGATCAGGAAGGCGACGAAACCCCGTTCCAGCCGTTGTTTCGAGACTCAAACGGCAACGCCTTTCTCGGCCACGGCCGTAGCCAGATCGATGAAAGTTTCAGCATTGGCAACCGGCGCGACCGCAATCGATTGATCGAGTGCTGGTATCAACAGCCAGTGAAGGCGCAGCTGTTCCACGGCACCCGGTTCCCTGGCATTGGCGACGATATCCAGTCCAAGTTCAGCGAGTTCGATGGTCAGACGTTCAATCCAGAGAATGCGGAAATGAGCGGCATGGTCCTGGAAGGCTTGGCCACCACCTACGATGCGATCCAAATGGAAATTTGGGTCGCGATCTGGACCGGCGAATTCATGCTGATGAATCAGGCCTCGCCCTACGACCACAACCGGTATCCGTTCGTTCCGCTGTGGTGCTACCGCCGGGACCGCGACCAGATGCCGTACGGCCCGATTCGCAACATGAGGGATGCGCAAGAGGACCTGAACAAGCGCAAATCCAAGGCCTTGTTCATCATGTCGACGAACCAGCTCATCGGTGACGAGGACGCCTTTGACGATTGGGACGAGGCGATCGAAGAAGCCGCGCGGCCTGATGGTGTTTTGAAGCACAAGCGCGGCGCTCAATTCGAGATCAACCGGGATATCTCCCTGGCCGTAGAGCATGTGCGGATGATGGAGCTCGATATGGAGTTCCTGGCCGACACCTCCGGCGTCACCGAGGAAAACCTGGGCGAGATCAACAATGTCTCGAGCGGGACCGCGATCAACTTGCGCCAGGTGCAGGGTTCCGTTGTCACCGCGCTGCTGTTCGATAATCTGCGCGAGGCTGTGCAGCTGCAGGGCGAGATTGAGCTTTCCTTGATCGAGCAGTTCTATGCGGAGCCGAAGCAGATCCGGATCGTCAACGACCGCGGCCGTTCAGATTTCACCGAAATCAACCAGATGGGCTTTGACGACCAGGGGATGCCCGAGATCATCAATCCGATCACCCAAAGCAAAGCTGATTTTGTTGTCGACACCCAGGACTTCCGCGAGAGCGTGCGCCTGGCCATGTTCGATCAGCTGATGGAAATGACCACCCGACTCGATCCAGAAGTCACGATGCAGATCCTCGACCTGGTGGTTGAGCTCTCTGACGTACCGGGCAAGGACGAGATCGTGCGGCGGATCCGGCGCATCAACGGCCAGACGGATCCGGAAGATCCGAACCGCGACGAGATTGAGGCTGCCGCCGACGAAACGGCCGCCGAGGACAAGGCCCGGACCGACGCCGAAACCGAGGCCGGCACCGAATCGAAGATGGCTACGGCCCGAGCGAACAAATCCAAAGCCGCCATGCAGCGCAGCGAAACCATGCGCGAGGCGCTGGAGATCGTGGCCAGCCTCAAGGGTGACGCGGTACTTGCGCGATCTGTCGACATTCTTATGGACTCATTTGATATTGAGGGCGACCTGGAGCCGGTGACGGAAGAAGGTGTCCCCAACCAAACCCTGGAAGTGGAAACGCCATTTGACGAGCCAGACCAGGGCCAAGCGCCCGGAATCCCCGGGCAACCACCAAATCTCTAGCTTCGCATGAGTGAAGGAGAACCAAGATGAGCACCAGTCAGATAGACGTTCAAAACAACCCTCCACCCGAGGGTGATCTCTCCGATGTAAAGCCGGGTCTGTCACCCGAAGAATTAGCCGCGCTTGAACCGGGCGATACGCCCAGCGGCGACGAAGTTGCTGGGGGCGCTGCAGTCGCGCCGGATGCTGAAACTACTCAGGCCTCCCCAAAGCCGGAAGATCAGCCCGACGCAGGCGCCCCTGGCGACGACCCTGACGCAGCCGCAGCTGCCGAACAAGGTGCACCACCAGCCGACCAGCTCGACCAGGAGGAAATTCCTCGAGGTCAGCACATATCAACCGAGATCCAGCCCAGCCGCCAATTCCCCGAGGATATCGGCGCGGCGATCGGCACGGTCGACGAGCAAATGACTGCGCTCGAAACCAAGATGGATGCGAACGAGATCACGCTGCGTGAGTTCATGAGCCAGTCTCGAGAGCTCAACAACACACGCCAGGATCTAGTCGCAGACCAACGCGAACAGGCGATCCTGCAGAACGCCAACGCGGCACTTGGAGAGGGTGACTGGAATTCTTCGGTGGCTACCTTCGTTAGCGACCATCCCGATTTTCAGAATCCAATTATGATGGGCGCCTTCGATGCGGCCCTGAAAGAGCTGTACAAGGTTCCCGAGAACATTGGATCCAGCCACGCTTGGTATCTGCAAACGGCAGGCCGAACTGTGCTCGAGCAGATCACGCCAGCCCAAGCCGCGGCGGAAAACCCACCTGACAACAAAGGCACCCCGCAGCAGCAGGCGCAACAGGCCGCGATCGCCGCCGGCCAGACTGCTGCGCAAGCGGCCGCAGCTGCGCGAGCGGCAGTTCCGGATACGCTCGGTGGCGCCTCTGGTGGTGCAAATCCTGACGCTGACGACGAGTTTTCTACGATTGACGCGCTCGAGGGAATTGCTCTCGAGGCAGCACTGGCCAAATTGACTCCTGACCAGGAGCGCCGTTATCTGGAGTCTGGAGTAGGCTAAATTGGCGACCTGTTTTCTTGACCTGAAAACCGATCAAACCCTGTTGGTGGATATGTCCAAACTGCCCATCGAAGCCCTGAAAGGTGGGGCCGGAATGGTGCGTATGACGTTGCGCCAAAAGAAGGGGCGAATAGCTCGAGTCGAGGTCACGGCGAACGAAAATGTTGCGTTCCTTCTCGACGGGAAGCGGCAAAATGTAGTAAAACGGACCGCAGCGACAAAGTAACGTCGCATTTATCAAAGCACCCTGGGTCGCATGAGTGACTGGCTGCCGGAATTAACCACCGGAGGTTAGTCAATATGAGCCGGACCATCATCGGTCTAAACGACCCCAAGGCTGTCAAAAGATTCAGCGCCTTCCTTGCTGTAGATACCGCCCGAATCAGCTATTTCAATCGGAAGTTCATGGGAATTGGCCCCGAGAGTGGGATGCCAATCCAGATGCTTCCTGAGTTGGAAAACGATGCTGGCGAACAGATCACGTTCGATCTGATCATGCAGCTCACGCAAACTCCAATCGAGGGGGATGACGTTCAGGAAGGGACTGAGGAAAACCTGCAGTTCTACACGGATCAGGTTTACATCGACCAAATGAGAGGCGGCGTCAACACTGGCGGCCGCATGACACGCAAGCGCACCGTCCATGATCTGCGCAGGATCTCTCGCCGGCGCCAAGCTGAGTGGTGGGGCCGCGTGTTCGACGAACTGTTTTTCATGTACCTGTCTGGCACCCGCGGCGCCAACAGCGAGTACATATTCGGCGCAGGCTACACCGGATTTGCCAACAACTCGCTGGCGACCCCGGACGCTGAACACGTCCTGTACGGCGGCGATGCGGTCAGCTTTGCCACCCTTGAAGCTGCCGATATCATGGACACCGACACCATCGATCGCGCCAAGACTCGCGCGGTGATGATGGGTGGCGGATCCCAGGGCACCCCGCAAATTCAACCAGTGATGATTGATGGCGAGGAGCATTACGTTTTACTGATGAGCCCCTGGCAGGAATTCGATCTGCGTACCGGCACTGGCGCTTCTAACTGGCTTGAGATCCAGAAGGCAGCGGCCACGGCCGAGGGACGCCAATCCCCCATCTTCAAGGGTGGACTTGGTATGCACAACAACGTGGTGCTGCACTCGCACAAGGCGGTGATTCGCTTCACCGACGCGGGGGCTGGCTCCGATGTTGCGGCAGGACGCGCACTGTTCATGGGCGCGCAGGCAGGCGTGGTGGCCTTTGGTTCACCAGGCACAGGGCTCCGATTCGACTGGCATGAAGAATCGCGGGATAACGGCAACCAGATGGTGATCTCCACCTCCAGTATCTTCGGGTTGAAGAAAACGAGGTTCACGATCGCCGGCACGGCAAAAGATTTCGGCATCATCGCGGTAGACACCGCGGCTGCTGACCCCGCGCCGTAAACCGAAATAGGTAAACAGGAGAACCTTTATGCCTACTGTTGAAAGCAACCTCGCCCACAACCCCGGAATGCAGTCTGCGCAAGCAGGCCAGGTGACGGTCCAGCGAGGGACCTACGAGTTGACGGCCGCACAAGCGGGTGACGATACGCTGCTCATCCGGACTGTGCGCTTGCCGGCGCAGCACCGCTTTGTCGCGGTCCACCTCGAGCACGACGATCTCGATATGGGCGCCGCGGCTCTGGCAACCTTTGGGATCGAAGATACGGTCCAGGATCCAGCCGACACGACAGATTTGGTTCTGTTTGAGTCTGCGTTGAGCATCCAGGCTGCTGCGCTGGTCGCCTACAAGACCGCTGCCATGCTGGAGCTCGCCGCTGTGAACTATGACCGCTACCTCACGTTTGGTATCGGCGTAGCTGCCGCCACCGGACTGGTTGGCGGGATCGCGGTGGAGCTGACTTCTCGGCCCGATCTGCCGACCCATGAAGGCAACTACACCTAGTAGCTGAACTTCGGGTACTCTCGGAATGGAACCCGCTGCGGCCTTTACGGGTGGCGGCGGGTTTTTTTCGTTTAGAGAGCTCTTGGAGGGCACATTATGCTGATCGAATGTCGAGCGAGGCGCGTACCACGCGACCCACGCATAGGCCGCAAAGATCGCGATATCGGTAGTAAATCGAGACTCTTTGGGAAGGTGTATCACTTCCGACCGCAACCGGACCTGGTGCCTGAAACCCAGGACAAAGAAGCGCACATTTGCAAGGTCATTGACGAACGTGCGATCAAGCGTTTTGTGGGTGAGCTGCCCGAGCAGTACAACGAGCTGGGCAAACCGCCCCGGGTGCCTCCGGCAGCAGCTCCGGCAACGAGCGGCCAGCCAGTGGTTATGACCGAGCTGTTGGATGAGGACGACGAGCTGGGCGAGGCCGATGCCCCGGCCGAGGTCGATCCGCTTCGTCATGCAAGGGCGCTACACAACCGATGGCTTGAGGAAATGCTCGAGCAGCCCGTTCGATCGCTGGTCAGTGAACTGTCCCGGTTCAACCTTACCGAGCTCGACGAGCTCATGGGCGCGGAGCGCAAAGGCAAGAAACGTGAATCGTTGTATAAGGCGCTAGGTGTCGCGCGCGAACTGGCGGTGGAGCGCGAGGAAAGCGCGCCCGTTATGCCGCCTGACGACAACAACGACGATATCCAAGTGGAGTAAAGCATGGCGCTCACCGGAGAATTGAAACCGCCCTTCACGCTCGAGCAGCTGGTCACAGTGTTCAGGCAACGGATGGATGATTTACCCGGTGACGTTGTGGATGGGGCGACTCCCTGGACGAATAACGACGATGGGTTGCTCTGGAAGAACGAGGAAATTTGCGCTTACGCGGATGAGGCCCAGCAAGAGCTGGGCCACCGCAAGCCAATTCTCGATTCGACCACGGCAGCGGTCGCTGAGATCGCGGTCGCCGGCGCCACGGCGGAAGTGCAGAAATTCACTTACGACCAGCGGATTCTCAAGATTGATCGAATCAAGTTTGTCGAAACGCTGACCGGCGACGAACGCATCCTGGTCAAACGTACGCAAGCCTGGATGGATGATCGACACCTGAATTGGGACCTCGAAACGCTCGTTGACAACAACCCGGGCACCCCGAGCGATTACGTCGAATACACCGACGAGCGAATGCTATCGCTGTGGCCGCCCACAAACCTTGATGGGGTGTTGCACCTGACTGTGTGGCGCTTGCCGCTCAAACGCCTGAGTTGGACGCTGAAAAGCCAGCTGATCGAGGCGCAGCTCGCGCACCAGGTCGACCTGGTTGATTGGATGCAATACCGCGGCTATATGAAGCGTGACGCGGAAACCGAGAACACCGACCTCGCAGCCGTACATAGAACTATTTTTGATGAGCGGATCGGTTTGCGCCCTTCTGCACAACTGCAGGCGATACGCCGCCGAGAACACAGGACGAGTCGGCGCGTGCGATCGTATTTTTTCTAAAAGGAGACTACCGCCATGACGTTCCGAGCAACCATAAACGTAACCCTCGCCAAAGAACTGGATGTTGTCGATTTGGACAACGCGGCGACAATCACCACGACCACAACCTCCGTGACGGTCCCTGGCGTGAAGGCCGACAACCTGTACATGATCGCGTTTGCTAACGCCGATCTGAACGCTGGTCTGCTGGTGCAGAACCCGATCCTGTGTGAAGTGGACGGGACTCTGATAGTGCGCGTGGTCAACCCCACCGCCGGCGCCATCAATCACACGGCGTCTGCCGCGGTAGTTATCGGCCTGTAAGGAGCTGCGGTGTGTCGCTGCTGTATATCGACGGGTTCGATTGGATTGTCAATGCGTCGCTAAACAATAACTATCAGGGGCGCTGGACTAACACTGGTGCAGCACCCAACGCGGCTTTGGTACTCCGATCAGCGCCAGGGGCATCGGGCTTCGGGGCGGCGGTTCTCCTACGAACCAACAACGCGCTGACGCACTCCATTGAAGGCGGCATCATCCAGACCGGGTACTTGGGGTTCAGGTTCGTCCTTGGAACTGCTGGTACAGCGGTCACTGTCATTGATTTCAATGAGAGCGGCACTGAACAACTACGCCTGCAAGTCGATTCCAGCGGCTTTTGGCGAATCCTGCGAGGCGTCAGCACCATTCTCGCTACCGGAACGACAATGGTTTCTTCGGGTATGTGGAACTACATCGAATGTAAATGGTTCATCCATGACAGCACCGGCACGTTTGAGCTGCGCATCAATGGCAGCCCCACGCCAGACATCGACCTGACCGGCGCAGACACCAATAACGGTTTAGCTCTCGGCGTCGATGCCATAGAACTGAATGGCTCTGGGCTAAATCTTTACTATGACGATCTCTACATCGACGATGCGCAGTTCCACGGTGACGTGTTCGTTCACACAATCGTGGCGGATGGCGTTGGCACCGACGCCGATTTCACGCCGTCAGCAGGCAGCAATTTCGAGAACGTGGAGGAACTGCCGACCGACAACGACTCCACCTACAACGAATCAAGCGTGGTAGACGACCGCGACCGATTCACGCACGACGATCTGCCGGCCGACACTGACGTTGTGCTTGGCGTTCAAGTGGGGATCTGGAGCAGGAAGCCCGCTGCTGGCGACCGGGAGGTGCGCGTGCTTGCCTACGACGGAGTGACCGAGGCAGAGGGCGCGGCACACAGTCCCGCCTCGAGCTACTCCTGGCTCTACGATCTGTTTGAGGATCACCCAACGGACGCGAATCCGTGGACGGAATCTGAGGTCAACGCCGGCCAGTTTGGCTACACGGTGGAATCGTAATGGCACTGATCATCATCGAGGGCTTCGACCAGTACGACGACGCCATCGAAATGCAGCGTGGCGGCTGGGCCTGGGATACTTGGTCAAACATTACGCCGGGATACACCGCAAACCTTCACACCCCGACTGGCAAGGCGCTCCAAATCGAGTCTGTTGAGGCGGTTCAAAAATCCTTTTTAGCTTCAAGTGCCACGTTTGTCGCTGGCATCGCGAGAATGCACGTCGATGCCGGCCCCCAGACAAGTGGACGCGTCTTTAGATTCTTTGATGGCGCGACGCTACAAGGCTCGTTGTACACACAGGTGAGCGGCGAGCTTACATACGCCCGTGGCACGTCCACCAACCTTGGCACCAGCACGGGCGCTGGCCTGATCCAAGGCGCTTACCAGTACATAGAGGTCAAGGTGCTCCTTCACGCCAGCGCCGGTACGGTCGATATTTGGGTGGACGGCCAGAACGTCTTGAGCCTCACCGGCCAGAACACGATGGACTCCGCAGCCGCCCAGATAACCATGATCCAGATATGGGGCGACAATATTTCAGAACCGGCGCTTGATGACTTCTACTTGCTGGACGACAGCGGCTCGGACAACACCGACCGCCTTGGCGAAGTGTTTGTCGAAACGATTGTCCCTGACGCGGATGGAGTGACCAATAATTTCACACGGTTCGGCGGCGGCTCTGCCAACTGGGAAGCGGTCGATGATATTAGCCCCCCAGACGACGATACAACGTATAACCACAGCGCCACCGCAACTGACGTGGAAATGTATGGCATGGCGGCGCTCACCGGGAACATAGGAACCATCTTCGGCGTCGAAGCATCCGCCCTGGTTCGCAAAGAAGATGCCGGCTTTCGAGAGATACAGGTTCGCGCCAGAAGCAACGTGACCGAGGTTGACAGCGCCAGCAAGGTGTTCGGCGTTGGCTACAGGTACATCAACCAGATTTACGAAAACGATCCTGATGGCGGAACCGATTGGGATGAAACCGCGGTCAACGCGGCGCAGTTCGGTATCGTTCTCGAGACATAGGCCATGACCACCTACAGTGAAAACTGGTCAGGTGAAGCTGATGGCGTCTACCCCTCTGCTCTAACTAAACGCTGGGTCACAACAGACGAGGTAACGGTCGCCGCCAACGCGGACGCCGACGCCGAAGGCAACTTCACATTTGAGCAAGAGTGGTCAGCAAACGGTCGGCGTCTGAACGAGTGGACTGCCGTTAATGACGGCAACGAAGATGACATCGAACTGCTCGTTCGATTCAAGATCGATACCACCATCGTTGATCAGCAGTTCCAGGTGATTCTGCGCGGCAGCGGCGCTGCCGGTTCCGAGAATGGCTACAACTTCTGGATCGACGAAAACGGTACAAACGACTTGCGGATCCAGCTCTCTGAGTACACAGCGGGGGTGAGTTCGGCAATTACCGCTAGCGCGAATCGCATCACGAATTATGTGCTCGGTGACTGGATCAACTTCCGCTGCCGCGTCAATGGGGCTGCCCCTGCCACGCTGCAAGCGAAACTGTGGCTCGACGGCCCGGAAGAACCAACCGACTGGGACATAGACACCACCGACACTGGCCACACCGGCACCGGCTGGAACGGGTTTGGCGCATTCGACGGCGGCAGCAACACCGAGGTTGACTACATCGCTGGCGGCACCAACGGCGACACCGCCCCGTTCGTTGCCAGCGCCAGCACGATCACGCGCCTCACGCACATGGCCGCCAAGGTTGTCCACCAGAACGCCGCGGGTGACATCCGGCTCACGGCCCAGCACGCGAAGGTTCTCTACCAGAACGACGCTGGTGAGATCCGGCTTACGCACATGGGCCTCAAGGTCATGTACTCGGCGCCGCCTTCCCCCGCGCGGATCTCCACGCTCGCCACCGAGGTACTGCGCAAGGGCGACACCGCGCGGATCTCCACGTTGGTCACGGAGGTACTGCGCAAGGGCGACGCCGCGCGGATCTCCACGCTCACGGTCGAAGTGCTGCGCACGACGACTCAGCCGGTCGCGGCAGACCACGCGATCCCGGCCGAATGGACGCAGGGAGTTATCTGGCCTGCACCCGCAGATGGTGACGGCCTAAGTGAAAGCAGCCCAATCTTAATAGCGAGCTCCGCCGAGTTAATCGCCATGGACTTGGCCAAGCATTACGCGCTGGCCAATGACATCGATGTTGGCGCAGAAAACTGGACGCCGCTGGGTGCTACAAGCACTCCATTTACGGGGTCACTGGATGGGCGCGGCTTTAAGATTTTCGACCTAAACAGCACTTACAACGCGGCGGGTTTTGGTCTGTTTTATGAAATTGCTGGACCGGGCATCATTCGCCGTCTTGGGGTTGCCACTACGGTAGCGGGGATCACCGGCCAAAGTTCTTCATTTTATACGGCGGTGCTGGTGTCTTTCGGCAACGTCACTAGCGAGTGGCTGATTGAGGATTGCTGGGTCGAGGGGAAGGTCGATACCGGAGGCGATAGGTGCGGCGGCCTGATAGGCGTCACCAATTTCAACCAGTCGCCGGATTCAAATTTACGCCGTAACAGGGTCGCGGTAGAGCTGGACGGAACCATTGGGACTCGCGTGGGTGGCGTCACCGGCTTCTCAAGTGGTGGTGGTCTGACGCACTCCGACAATTACTTTGATTCAGACGTGGCGACCACCACCAGCCAAGGAACCGGCAGCGTGGGTACGGCTAAAACAACCACGTTGATGCGAGAAGAAGCCACGTTCAACAACTTCGATTTTACCGATGTCTGGGTCATTGATGAGGGTGTTGGCTATCCATTCCTCATTGAATATCCGGCAGTACAGCGCACCTTCCCGGCCGAATGGACTGGCCTCCTAGAGCTCGACCACGTAATCCCGGTTGAGTGGCTGCTGGAGGTAGTGCCTGGTGTCGAAAGCGATCACCAAATCCCGATTGAATGGATAGCGGCGCTCGAGCTCGATCACCAGATCCACATGGACTGGTCCGGCGTCCTGCAGCTCGACCATCAAGTGCCGATCGAATGGGGGCTGCTGCTCAGCCAGTCTTTCGAGATCCCGATTGAATGGCAGCTGATCGCTCAAGCCTCGCACCAGATCCCCGCGGAATGGACGCAGGGCATCGACAGCGATCACCAGATTCCCGCTTTGTGGGATGGCTCTTTCTTCGCTGACTACCCGATCCACATCGACTGGTCCGGCTTCCTCGAGCTCGACTACCAGCTGCCGATCGAATGGGGGCTCGAGCTCAGCCAGGACCACCAGATACCGATTGACTGGATTGCGCTGCTCGCGTCTGACCATGAGATTCCGATTGCTTGGAACCGGATCGTTCGGCGCCGAGGGAGAATCCCGAAGGAACACAAGCGCAAGGTCCGGTTCAACACCATATATCCGATTGAGTGGGGCGGTGGTGTAGCCGGCGACCAGGTGGCGCCGATCGAATGGCTGGGCGCGTTCGCCAGCGACCAGCAAATGCACATCGGCTGGTCCGGCATCCTGCAGCTCGACTACCAGGTGCCGATTGAGTGGGACACCAGACTGCCCGACTCTGACCACGGCATCCCGGCCGAGTGGACCGCAGGCCTGGCGCTCGATTACGTGGTGCCGATTGAGTGGTTCGGCGGGTTCGCTGCGTCGTTCACGATCCATATCGATTGGTCCGGCATCCTGCAGCTCGACCACCAGATACCGGCCGAGTGGATCTCGATCATCACTCCGTCAGACCACCCGATCCCCGCGGAGTGGGGCGGCGGAATCGAACCAGTCGCGCACGACTCCATCCTCCCGATTGAATGGGGCGGTGGCGTTGCTGGCGACCAGGAGATACCGGCCGAGTGGCTGGCTGGCCTGGCGGCCGATCAGCTCACGCCGGCCGAGTGGATGGCCGCGCTCGAGAGCTCGCACCAGGTCCCGATCGAGTGGGGCACCGTGCTCGAGCCCCTTGCGCACGATTCGGTCATCCCGATTGAATGGGACGCGGGTGTAGCGTCCGACCAGGTGCCGCCGATTGAGTGGCTTGGAGCGTTGGCGGCTGACTATGTGATCCCGACCGAATGGCTCGCCGCGCTCATAGGCGATCACGAAATTCCGATCGAGTGGGTGGCCTCGCTGGTGGCCCAGCACTTCGTCCCGGTGGAGTGGGGCGCGCAGCTGCAGCTCGTCCAGATCAACATTCCTGCATCGTGGACCCAGGGGATCTCGATTGATCAGATGGTCCCGATCGAGTGGCCCATCGCGACGGACCCTGTGTTCGCGGATTTCCAGATACCTCTGGAGTGGGTTCAGGCGCTCGCCTCAGATCATCAACCGCCGCTGGATTACACCGTCACCTTGCGGTTCGATCACCGCATCCCGCTCGACTGGAGGCTGGAGGGTTTTCAACCGTTCACGCCTCACGCCGAAGATTGTTTGATCTGGATTGCTGACTGCTCACCGATGCTTTGGACCGTTCCTGATTCACAGACGAGCTGGGTGGCGGATCCGGAGCAACCGTGGAGCCCTTCTCCTTCGACTACAGCCACGCAGGCCAACCCCACGCACTCGACTTGGCAGGCCTGCTCGAGCGGCAGCCTGTGGCTTGCTGATGAGTTTTGCGGCGTAGTTTGGGTGGCTGACCCTCTGCCCATGTGGGAGGCCCACAAGTCTCCAACGCTCTGGACAGCAGACGGGGATACCTTCTAGTATCCGGCTTGCGCTTGGGGAGGCCGCGAAAGCGGATACTCGAGCGATGCGTTAGAAATGCCAGTTCAATTCCCCCACACCTCCTGTGGACGGCTGGCACGGTGATTGAAATCGCCGGGATCTGGGAAATCGGCCGCAACGTCCCTCTCATGGAAGCTGACCTGTGGAAGTGCGCCCTGCGCTCCTACGGCTTGAAGCGGTTGAACATGACACCGATTACCGGGATCCACGCTCCGTGGATTTCTGAGTTCAGCAGCGTTGATGAAATGCTGGATGCCTATCCGGACCACCAGCCAGTTTTTGTAGACGAAACCGCCGGGCTCGAGCTCGAGGAATTCGTGCACCCCCAAAACGCGATGTACGTTTTCGGCCGGTCGAACTGGTCGCCCTTCGTCGACATGGCCAAAGAGCATCTGTCCTTCCGGATCGAATGCCCCGAATTAGGGATGCTCTGGCCGCACCAGTGCCTACCCATGATCTTGCGTGACAGGGGCAAGAAATGACTGTCACCGCATCAGATCAGCGAGTTGTCTTAGACGCATGTGACGCGACCGGAACTTGGGCCGGGTCCGGTGCTCAGGTTTATACGTCAGCGCCGGCGCCGGTGGAGCTGACCGGCTGCTTGGGTTTCACCATCGACAACGAAGAAGATGAGGCGTTTGAAGCGGTCACGTCTGATGATTGGTCGGCTGGCGGCACTTTCAGCGCGTGGGTAAGACCGTTCGGCGCGATGAACACTTTTGCCTTGGGCGGCGTTCAGCTGGTCATGGGTGACGGCACTAACCGGGCTGGCTATTACGTTGCCGGCAGCGACAAGACAGGATTCAAGCACAGCGACGGTCCTGCCGAATGGCAAAACGTGGTCATGGATCCGACCAACAAACCGGCCAGCCATACTTTATGGGCTGGCACTGAGGCAAGTATAAGTCTTGCAGCTATTACGCAGATTGGCGTTGGCTTCTACACGCTGGTCAAGGCGCTG